AACTATATCCCTAGATGTATTAATTATATACAAAGTTTTTCGTTTAAATTCAAGGAGTTTATCTCCAACTGATGCTAATTTTATAATATCATCACCATCGTTTATTTCTACATCCAGTCTTCTATCTATTTCAAAAGTATCAAACTCATTAACTGCTGACTTTAAAACAGTATCATTTTTAACTAATCTTTTATTATCATCATCATAATAAGAAATATTTCCTATATAACATCTTCTATTTAAAATAGTAGAAGTTTTATATCCAGTCCCTGGTCTTCCAATAGATGTAGGTTGAGAATAAATATAAGGTTCATCCAATGGCATAGATTGAATATCTGTTTTTCCGTTAATTGTTGTGCAATCACTATTATCTTTATAGCTAGCAGGATAGCAAAATTGTTTATGAGCATTTTCTTGAGCAGCATCTAAAGAACCATGACCAACGATTGCATTACTTGCATCATATTGAACTGTAAATGCAAATGCTTTATAATTATCTTTTCCTGCAATTCTTAATCCTTTTTTAAAATCTATCTCAAATAACAAATATTTATCATCAAATGTTACATCTGTATCACTATATTGTTGATTGCTTTTAGCCCAATATATTCTCATTCCTGTTTGTCTAGGTTTATTTGGTAGTCTTCCAATGAATGAATAATAAAGATTTCTTTTTCTATCAACACTTCCTGATAAAGCTGGCTGTGCTATATATCCAATATGAACTGGAACAGATTCTTGTTTGCCATATACATTAGAAGCAAATAAAGCATATTTTTTATCATAAGCTCCTCCAACTTGTTTATATACAAGGATATCAGTATCACTATCATCGGCATCTGTTGTTCTCATATTAAACCATGCATACATACGCATCGTTCCAAATCCTGCAATATAGTCAGCTGATTCATTCGAAGTTTCGCCTTGATAATTATTCATATATGATACCAATGTATTTAAAGCAGCTGGAATTTTCCCTGGATTAGTATTATTTGTTGGAGGAATATATATCCCATTGCCACTGTCAATTTCCCCAGATGCTGAACCATAATAACCTGGTAAACCTTCATTTAAACTAATTTCACTTCCCCATTTTGCACTAAATGTGCTATTATCTAAAGCTGCTTCATAGTCATACCCCCAAGCATCTGTACTTGTTTCTGTCGCAGAAGTATTACTTTTTATAGGAGATATATACATATCATCAGATTTAAAACCTGTAAACGAGTTTGTAATAGGTAAATATTCATCTGCTCCCAAGCTCCAAACGCTATTAACATATCCATACCATTTTGGAGTATTGTTAACAGAGAAAGCACCAGTTGATGGATAAGGACAAACACGAACTTCACCATCAACATTATGGTATTCAACTAAAGCTGAAGTAGTTCCATAGCTAAAAGTTCCAGGAGTAGAAGCAACCCATGCATCGTCAGTATAATCATATATAGATACATTTTTATCATAAGGAGAATGAACAAATAGTGATTCAGAATTTTCTAAATTACCATTGTCTAAATCACGGTCTGAATTATAATGAAACAAACCGTTTCCTTCGTTCATCGTTTGAGAATTATTATAAGTTTTACTTGCATTACTTTTTGAAGTATTATATGAAGCACCCATAATTTTAATAGTCCCTGGTGTTTCTGTATCAACAGTATCTAAGATAGGAAATTCGTTAGGTTTCAAATCTCTAGGATTTGTTCTATTGTTTAATCCTGCACTAAAGTTATTGATATTTAACATTTTTTTAGGCATTAATTCTTTCCTTTATTAGATGCTCCAAAATAGAAGCTAACTACTGCACTGGTTAATCCACCTAAATATCCCAAAACTAAATTAATTAAAGCTTCTGAGTTCTGTTCAGGTGGTTGTATTGTTACTAAAAATATATATCCTAAGAAACCTCCAGTAAGACCTAATCCCATTATTCTTGCTGTCCAATCTTTACTAAAATGTTTTCTAGCATCTTGTCCATCAGCTACTTCCATTTTAAATACATCAACATCAAGTTCTTTCATTTTAAGGTCAAAATCTTGTTCTGCTTTTTTAATTGCCAACATTTGTTCAGGGGTTGCATTTTCAATAGCTTTTTCTACAGCTTGAGCATTATTAGGAACTCCTAACTTTTCAGCTATCATATTCATTGCCATACCGCCCATAGGGCCACCTAAAGCACTACCTAATGTAGGAGCTATAGTTCCAACTACTTTCTTTAATATCCCTTTTTTTAATAGTTTTTTCATAGCTATTTCTTACCTTTCTTTCCTCTGTTAAGGTTTCTATTTTTTCTGGTATCAATCTTAACTCCTTCAAGAGGTTTCCCTATTGAATTACTTGTTACTATCTTCGTTCCCATCTATAATATCTCCCCAAACAGTTGTTTTTCCATCGTGTATTTCAACCACATCAACTCTAAATGTTCCATCTGTAAACCAATCTACAATAGCAAAAGCATGAACCCAGTTATGAAGTCTTCCTTTTAACCATTTATTATTTTCATGTGACATATCCTTAAGACAACCCATTGACCAAGCTCCAATAGTTCCACCTAGCTTGGTTTGAGTATGTCTTTGTATGTCATGAGTATGTCCATATATGACATTCTCACCATAAGTTTCCAAATGCTTTTTAGCATGATACGTTGTTGCAAATGCACCATGAAAAAACGTTAACTTACCAATTTGTATTGGAAGGTTATACTCTGTATACTTATATCCTCTTTCTTTTATTTTACATGCTTTTTTAAAACTGTAATTATACATATAGGGATACTTAGTAACAAAATTATCCAACCACAAATCGTGATTACCTTGTAATAGATATTTCTTTTTACATCCGACTTGTTCCAATGCGTCATCCCATATATCCAACCCTTCATTTACAAGCCTTACATCCTCATCTATTATTGGAATCTGATATTCTAATGGTGGTAATTTTTTATCTTTATACCTCCATGCTGATACAGATTCCCATTCACCTACGTCTCCCAGATTAACAAATACATCTGGTTTAACTTTTTTAATTGCTTTTACTACGCAATTTATAGCAGCATCATCCTGCAAAGGAAAATGCTGGTCTGGTACTATTATACCACGTTCTTTGAGTTTCAAGGAAACCTCCTATTTTTTTGTAAGAGCTTTCTTAACTTGAGCCCAAACTTTATTATCAAGTTTATTAGAAGATAATTCTACTAAATAATCTCCTATAACTAATAAGATAGAAACTAATGTTTCTTCTCCTAACAATTTTTTAAGTATTGATGCTATTGTTTTTCCCATTACTTATCTCCTTTTTCACATTCTGCATCGCAGTCAGCTAAGCCTTTCATATAGCCTTGCTTTTCTACAATCATTGATTTTACTTCTGTCAATCTATTACTAGACTCTTGAATTTCTTGAACAAGAGCATTATGCTGTTCTACTAGAGATTGCATTTCTGCTTCTGCTTGTTCTTTTAAACTCAATGTTTTTATTTCATCTTTTTTAGTCACGTTTTTTCTCCTATGTTATATTAACTAAACTTTACCTTGTCCTCTGCTTTTTTTCTTGTAATGGGCACTTAATTTATTACCATACTTAGTATGTCTTCCCATACCTTGCCTGGTCTTTTTAGGACCATTCGTTCTTCTTTCTATACCCCCGAATTTTTTTCTCAAGATTCCTTAATCTCCTTTTTATCTTTTTTTTTAGATTACCAAATTTTTTTCTATTTCTTCCCACTACTTTTGCCTAATAGCCTTTTTTCTTTGTCCTTTTTAATCTGCCTCTTCTTAATCTGGCTAACCTTCTTTGCTCTTGTTGTGTCTTCCTAGCATTGAATCTCTTCCTCTTAGTCTTTGGCTTAGTCACTTTCTTCCTCTTTTGTAATCCTGGCATAATACCTCCTTAATATATTAACCAATTCAATCCTGTAGTCGCCTCATAACTTTGAACGTCATACATAGATAAATAGCGACCTTGAACGAATATACCAAATTTAGGAGTTAATTTCCACCCTAATACTATACCCATATCATAATCCATGCTATTTTCTGCTGCTTCATAGTTAAATGAATAGTCTGACATTCCATTCGTATATGGATAAACTGTTGACCAGAAATGAAACCAGTTCTTATCTGTATATTTATAATAATCTAAACCTAGAGATAAAGACAATTCATTTTGGTAGCCTAAATCACGAGCATACTCTTCATTATAATCATCTACTAATTCACCATATACTGCAGTATAAAACTCTTCATCAGTAGTTGCTACTAAATTTCCTTCTTCGTCCCACCATAACCAATCGTAGAACTCATATCCATATTGAGTAAATTGCTGTGCCCATTCATCTGTATACCCTTTATCATAAGCGAATAACCAAAAAGGAATAAACTCACTAGTGTCTATACCTTGTTCATCCCACCATAAATCAATAGGTAGGAAGTCTAAATATGCTGGGTGACTTCTAGCTGCAATACCCATAGATAAATCAAAGTTTCCTAAGTTCTTTCTATATCTCATATCAACAGCTGCAAACTCTAAGTCTTCTAATCCTTTAGCATCATAGTTTGCTTTAAAGATAAATTTAGGTGCTAAGTATCTAAGCATATATTCATGGTCATCAAACTCTTCACCAAATTGTTTATGTTGAGAGTATTCTAATACATATTCCCAACCTTGTGCCATACCATTACCAATCATAACACTTTCATTAATCGGTGCTTCTTTACCTGTGTACCAAACTTCAGGTTTGTTCTCATAATCATAGCGCGCTAGCTTTCTAATACCAAAGGTTAAAGAACCGTGGTCTTCTAACTCTTCTTGTATTTCTTGTAAAGCACCATTACTAACTTGATAGGTTTGGTCTTTTGTTAAAGGACTTGTTAGGTTGTATGCACCATAGATAGTTCCAAACTTAAAAAAGTCTTGAGCATTCAATGAGCATACTAACATTAATCCTGCTAATAATTTCTTCATTACTGAAACCTCCTTAACATAATTGCGTCAATTTCTTCTTTGATTTCTTTTTTGATATCATCTGCATTTAACTGAAACGATAATCCTGCTTCAAATCGTTTAATTTCTTTTCCTTTTTCAAACATAAGTATTGTTGGAACTGAAGCTATTTTCCATTCACTTGCTATAATAGCACCATACGCTGGATGGTCTATGCTTGCATTAAACCAAACACAGTTCTTCATTTTTCCTAAATCAATAGATGCTTTTGCATTCCAATCTGCATTAACCTGTATAACAACACATTGATTTTGGCTTAAGAATTGTACTTCTTGTAAGCTTTTAAGTGTTTGTTGCCCATACAATAAGGACGAGGATAAAAACAACCCAAAGGCTAATAAGCATTGTTTTAAGTATTTTTTCATCATAATGTTTCCTCACTTCTGCATCATCATACGTTCAATGTTTTTAACATCTTCACGCATTTCTTTTTGTTCTTCTTTCATCTCTCCCACATCTTTTTGTGTTTCGATGATAGTATTTCGTATCATTTGGTCTTTCAAATCATACTCTGTTCGACCTACTTCTGGTACTGGTAATTCTTTAGCTTCTTCAATGTCAGCTTGAAGCGTAAACCACATACCAACTACAAGAAAAATACTTGTAGCTATTCCAGCTAGTGTTTCTATACTAAGTGTAAATTTACTATCTTTACTTACTTCGTTTGCCACTTTATCCTCCTATATCCGTGTTATCTACCGTTAATTTTGGTGCATAGTAAGTATTACCGTCACCCTTTAAATACCAATCTATTCTAGCTTTATCTGGTATTGTTAAATCTACTGTTTCATAAGAAATTCTATTTTTTCTAGTAAACTGCTCTATTCCATGTCCTTTATGTGCTTTAGGAGTTCCGTCATATTGGCTTTCCTCTTCTAAAAAATTATTATACCAGGTTAAAATAGTTCCTTCTTTGCAATGTTGCATAATACGACTAGGAAATATTCTCTTATTAATCATATCTCCAAAACCGTCATAAAATACACCATCATATTTTTTATCTGTAGGAATACTGTCATACCAATCTCCATTAACTGGAATAACATTAGGCTTATCTTTAGCCCATTCTACTAAATTAGCATATATTCCATCATTGATTTCTACAATAGTGTGTGATTCAATATCTTTTTCTTGTATTAAATCAGCACTAATTCCCATGCCAAAACCAAATTCTAATATATGTCCACCATTAGCACATACTATATCAGCATGTTTTTGCATAATAGGAGTTTCCCATGTTGACATTACATCCCAACCTGTTGCTTCATCTATGATACAATCATCTTTAATTGTATATGTTGCTGCATATGCATAGCCTTTCATCGACCACCGCCTCCACCAGCTTCGTGTTGTCCACCAATGCAATGACTCATATGAAATGGAGCAC